CCTGGATGAACAAACACGCTTTCGACTCAATGAAGGGAAACTCTAAGTTCAAGCTCACACGCTTTTCAACGAACGGAGAACCAGAAGAATTGATATTCGACTGGTGCGACTGCAAGATCTCAAGACACGATGTCCTCGACATCATGCTGGTACAGTTCCCGGAAACCCTCAAACCCTTCCAGAAAGTTTTTCAACACATCGCGAAGGATTGCGACTTGAAGATTGAGTTTTTCCCAGCTGGCCGCATCGTCACGCGACGACGAGGGATTGCGAACATCATGAACTGCCCCACCCCTCGTTTCAACAACGAGTCGTTCAATCTCCCAACAGGAGAATTGGTGGGAATCTGCGCAGCAATTCGCTACGACTTCATGCACACTGTGAGTGGAGATTGTGGCGCACCATTTTTGGCAGTCGACCCGACGCAGTCACGCAAAATCTTCGGATTTCACATGCTTGGCAACTCGTTCGGGTCCGGTACCTCAATTGTCGTTACCCAGGAAATCCTGGAAGACCTTGAGCGCCATGGACAATTCGAGTCCCACTGCGAAGTGGTTTTCCAAGCCGCGCCCGTCAATCCGGACCCAATGGTCCGAGAGCCGTTAACAACGGTTGATACTCCTTTCGAGCCGTCGAAGACCAAGTACAGACAGTCAGCAGTCTTCGGGGAGATCACGGCTCCAGTCACACGCCCGACCGTACTCCACCACCCATTGATTGACCCAATGAACCGTGGATTGCAAGAATTGCAAAAGCCGAAACACATCATTCATGGGGAATTCCTAGACGAATGCCCTGCAGTCCTAACCCGTTTTATCGGGGGAACAGTAACCACAGCAAGAACACTCACAATTGAGGAGGCTTGCTCTGGTGCTGGGATTCTGGGCCTTGAGCCCATTGATCGATCAACGTCAGCGGGTCTCCCGCTTTGCAATGAACCGGACGCGTGCGGAAAGAAGAAATGGATTGACGACGACCACAAACCTACTCTTGCTCTCAAATCAATGGTTAATCTTCTCATCGAAGAAATCGTTGAAGGCGAAGTTACCAACCCGCCCATCTTTAAGGACACCCTGAAAGATGAAAGAGTCAAGCATGAGAAGGCCGACCCCAGCCAACCGGACAAAATCAAGACCAGACTTTTTGCAGCCTGCCCACTGACCTTCCTCGTTACTCTCCGCATGTACTTTGGCGCTTTCTTTGCCCATTGCATGGTCAACATGATCAACAACACATGCACGAGTGGAATGAACCCTTTTGGATCAGACTGGGAACGCCTAGCGAAATGGATGTTCGAAGTGAACAAGAAAGTGGATGATGGAGACTATCGTTGCTACGACACGACCCAACCATCCGGCTTCCTCAAAGTTGTCTTCGACGCCATTCGACTATGGTACAGGATGAACGGCGGCAGTGAAAGAGACGACCTCATCCGGAAACGACTCGCTGAGTTTTGCTATCACGCATTTCACTCAATGAGAGGGACTGTTTACCGCGTGCAGGGCACCCTTCCATCAGGGATGTACGGGACTACTCCAATCAACAGCGGAGTCAACCTCGTCGTCTTCTTTTATGCCTTCAAGCAGATCTACCCGCTTTCGTCCGCTAAGGACTTCCTGGACAATGTCAGGACAGCCACTCACGGTGATGATGTCATCTTCGCCGTTTCCGAACTGTTCCCCGAGTTCACCTCGGTCAACATCGGCAAGGCTATTGCTGACATCGGTATGACGTTCACGCCCGCAGTCAAGAATGGGGCACCAACAGTCGCACGACCGATCGAGGAAGTCACCTTCTTGAAGCGGGGCTTCAAGAAAATCAACGGACTTTTCCGGGCACCTCTTGCCACCGAATCATCCATGGAGATGGTCAACTGGATTACCAAGTCCAACGACCCGTTGTCAGCCACCATCGACAACTGCAAAGCCGCCATGCGCGAGCTCGCCATCTCCGAGGACACCGTCGAACTCCAGACGAAGATCCAGGCCGCAGTCTACAGAAAGACTGGCACCATCTTGCCGATCATATCGGCTGTGGAACTCTGCAATGAGTTCTACAAATTCTATTAGATCATGTGATCTTGCCTCAGGAGTCCAAATTGGATCTCCCTCCTGGGTGCATTGCTATGATCTTCTTACCAAAAGAGAGATCCCGAGATCCATATGGTTATAGAACATCTCGTAAGATAACCACCACTCCAGCACCAGCAGCAGCACCACCAACAGAAAGAGCCGCCAAACCCGGCTCAACCGCACCAACGACCCCAGCAACCGTACCCGCGACATCATCAGCTTCAACATCAGGCTCATCCTACAGAAGTCCAGACGCCGCCGAACCCAATTCGGCAGTAGAGGAGAAAGTTGGATTGACATCTTACATCGATGCCGAAGATGTAATCGTGGATGTGACACACGCTAACCCTTGCGAGCATACAAAAATGCTCCTCGGAACAGACCCATCGCCAGAGGACATCAGGAAGTTCCTTTGTCGACCGACGTTTTTGGCCAACTTGACTTGGACCACGGCTCAAGCCGCTGGAACGTTACTCGGTTTCTACCGGATACCCAAGGATTTGTTGGACCTTTCGTCACACAAAGTCCAGAAATTGAACTACAATCAGTTTTTCAACGCTGATGTAGTCTTTCGCATCGAAGTCGCTCCCATCCAGTTCCAAGCCGGTAGGTTGTGGTTGTGCTTTGAACCTTATCGCTTTCAACGCGATGCTCGGTCTCAAGCAGGCAACCCACAACAGTTCACCGTACTATCGGGAGTTGAATTCGATCCAGCCAAACCAGGACCACTGGAGTTCAGAGTTCCTTTTCAGTCAATCGTCTCATCTTGGGACATGCCAATGGCACAATTTGGCTGCGGAGAAGTTCTACTCTACGTGCTGTCCCCCCTGAATTCAGCCTCTTCGACGAACTCAGTCACCCTTTCCGTCCAGGCGTGGTTTGATAACATTTCACTCCGCGTACCAACACAGGTGGGCAATTCAGGAACAACGCCAAGCAGAGCTGTACAATCTGCATCAGACGGACCTTTCAACGGCCCGAGTGGAGCACCACAGGTTTTCCAATCGGCCGAAGCAAAGGCCGCAGACAAACACGTGTTCTCAAGAACACTGACAAGAATCTCAAGAGTCGCAACGATGCTTGGAAATTTTCCAATACTTTCATCAGTGGCACTACCAGTGGCATCGTTTACGAGCATCGCAGCTCGCACCGCGGCGTACTTTGGGTTCTCAAAACCGCTAGACCTCTCAGCACCAACCAAAATGTTGCAACACAATCGCGCAGCATGGGTGAATGCAGATGGGGCTCTACCAGCAGTCAAACTTTCCACCACGATTGATAATCAGATCGACCTAACAAGGTCGTATGTGCCTAATCCAATCGATGAGATGGACATCAGCTATATCGTGTCGAATCCGGCAATGCTCAATTCGTGGGCATGGTCCACGACCGATGTAGTTGGTAAGTTGATCACTGTTATCCCAGTCCATCCGGGAGTCTGTAACAAAGTTTCCACTGGAACTTATACGTTCGGCACATTCGCACCAACACCACTTGCGTATGTAGCATCGATGTTTAAGTACTGGGCGGGAGCTATGAAGTTCAGAATCGAAGCGGTTTCAACGCCATTCCATGCAGGTCGTCTAATGTTGGCCTACTTGCCAGACTACGACCCCTTGACGGTGTCAACACTCACGATCAACGACGTCGGCGATAATTACTCAGTGCTTTGGGATATCACAGATTCGACTCACATCGAATTTGAAGTACCTTACATTGGGAATACGCCTTTCCTCCAGACAATCTTGGACGATCAGACCTATTCGGTTCTCACCAACGGTGAAACGACAGGTGTCCAAGTTCGAGACAGAATCCGAAAAGTCCAGAACGGCGCTATCATCGTCTATGTCCTCAACCAATTGGTCTCACCATCAACTGCGGCCTCCACCATTGCTGTCCTTAATTGGGTGTCAGGTGGAAGAGACATGACGTTTGCGGAGCCAGTATCGGGCGTTTATCGTCCATCACTGCCAAACGCGAAGCGCGTCGACTATGTCGGAAAATGGTATGACGGAACAGCCATGTCGAATTCTCCCTTCCCACAGTCTCCATCAAGCGATCCGCCTTTGGAGTCCGTACAAGAAGTGGACGAGGTAGACTATGCGCAAGTTTTCCAGTCAGCACCATCCGGCCTCTCTTCGCAAGGGGCCGACATGACTTCGACTTCAACGGCTCAACGAGCCGCAGCACATAACTTCATTCCGATGCATTACATCGACCCACAAGATCGGGCCCGATTAGCATTTGGAGAAGTAGTGACAAACCTCCGTACATTGACAAGGCGTCTAACACCAGCCTATGTCCTGTACCCTCAGAATGTAACCGACGCAGGAGCTTGGGAATCGTCAGCAGTACCACCAACATCACTCAACGTACTCTGCATTGACCCAGACTACTTCGGCACATTCGACGGAACAGACGACGATGTCATTTACAAGAGGCAAATCGCTCCAGTCAGAGCGTTCAACAAAAACTGGCTGACAGAACTTGACTCGACTTTGAATTACGTAAGTGGGCTTTATAGTTTTGCACGAGGCTCTCGAGTCTATGCCATTCAGAATAACCCCTCCAACGTGATCAATGCGACGAAGTTCACATCCCTTCTAGACGAAGGAGACCCCACAGCAGATCGGGGAATTGGCACATTTGACGTGCGACTATCTTCTCTGAATGAGAATGATTCTGCGCCAAGACAACCGTATTTCCGACCAGAAGACGCCCTCATTGGGTACAATACGGCAAGTACATCTTCGGGAACACTTTCAGGGACCAATTACACCTATGGTTTCAACAGTGCTCTCTCGGGGAACTTCGCCGTACAGAAGTCAGGGGAAAACGGAATCGGACTTGTTATTCAAGTCCCACCAACATCAAACTATCCGTTCAAGTTAGTAACAACTACTTCGAAAACGGAAGTCGAGGGAATCAAACAAAATGCATACACGGCCCCCAGGTCGCGACGTTTTGTTGAGATTCGATATCGACCATTTTCAAGTTCCCTTTCTGGCGGAACGTTGACATACACACCAAAAATCTGGCCCTTTCCAGCTACCATCTTGGAAGCGGCTGCAGACGATTTCACCTTCGCGGGATTGGTTCCACCACCACTTCTTACGAAAATCGCAAAGACTACCATCTTTTGTGATTACTCTTCGGGGGCGAAATTGGCATTGTAGAAAACGGTAAGAGTCCGGCTAAGTGAGATCACTTTCTACAAACACACAAACTTCCATTTATGGCCC